TGGGCAGATGAAAAAATGGGACGTGCCCATGAAAATCGACGATGAGGCGGTCGTTATCCCGTGCTTTTACGTCGCGATTAAAGTCCGTAAGCTGTGGGAGCACTCCGATCTGCCTATCCCGATCATCCTCACCATCCCAATTAGGAAGAAGCCCCGCCCGACTGGCGGCGCGTTTACTTCTGTCCATTACTCTGACATTCACTTTCCGCACCACGATCCTGCCACTCTGGAAATCCTCTACCAGATTCTAGATGTGACAAACCCCGATCTGGTAGTAGACCACGGAGATACGGTGGACTGCGAGCAGATCAGCGATCACCCGAAAGACCCGATCAACCGAACAACGCTCAAGCAAGAGGTCCGTATGGCTGCGGAGCATCACGGCACCGTCCACAGCTTGACGGCAAGGGCAGACCATTGGTGGTTACTTGGGAACCATGAGGATCGGATACGCCGTCAAGTTTGGAAGATGGCGGAGAACAGGGTTGCCGGTGAGATGCTGACACTTGACCCCGTAATGGAAGCTATGAGGTGGGAAAACCTTACCGGCGTTGCCAAGCTCGGCTGGGAGATCACACCATACCCGAAGTTCCGAGTATTGAATAATCGGCTTTTGTTAATCCACGGTAACAGTGCACCGGCCAAGTCAGGCTCAGCAGAACGCAAAGAGTATGACCGTTATGGGCGCGGGGGCATGAGCGGGCACACACACCGAGTCGGTTATTTCGGAAAACGCGATTGGAATGGGCAACATGGATGGTGGGGACTTGGCTGCATGTGTGCGATCCGCGATGACTTTGTGAGCTTTCCAGACTGGAGTCAGGGGTTCGCTGTCGTGACGTGGAATAAAGGCCGAACGGAGTTCCATGTAGAGCGGATTAGGATATTCGACGGTGTAGGGTATTTCAGGGGTCAGCGGTTCGGAGGTTGAGCGCAATTTATATTTGGGATATATCAAAAAGCGAGACACTATGATTGAATTTCACGGTGGCGGCTACATGATAACAGGCGAGCACATTCCTTTGTACCGCTTGAAAGTCATGGCTTCCGGCCTTAAACTCGAGGTTCAAGGAATGCGGATTAGTCGGGGTCGCACTTGCTACGCTATGGCCAAATCCGAATTAGGGTTCAAGGGGAACAAAAAGAAAGTGTTAGCTCAATTAGAAGCGCACATAGATGACTTTGAAGCAAGACTAAAATGACAACGACATGCCGCCGCATTTTCTCGCGTGGGCGCGGTAGGGATATTTCTGCGAATTCTGCGAATGAAATGCAGGCAAAAGATTTTTGTGTGGCTTCTGAGGCCGTAGTAGCAAAGCGCGAATCTGTTCTGGCTAAAGCTGCGCGTGCCTACACGCTTGCTAAAAAGAAGTCGTTTCTGCAAAGGAGTGTCGGCGGCAGAGAAGAGGTCAGGGCTTTTGCACGGGATTTCCCTGAATTGTACTCAGGAAAATCCGCAGATGATATCCTCGAGGACTACCTTCTGGATATTGGCGAGCCGCAAAACTTTAAGCTGTGGGGGGAGCTGGCGGCTGTCGTGATAGCTAGGGGAGAGCGTGTCGCGTAAGCGGCCAATCGTATTCTTAACTCATCTTGTCTAACCACAACGAAAAACACATGGAATTAAAGATTACAGGCTTCGTTGATGTACTGCTGCCTGAAGAGTCGGGCACAAGCTCACACAGCAACTGGCGCAAGCGTGAGTTCATTCTCACGACCGAGGGCAATTATCCCAAACAGATTTGCATGGTGCAATGGGGCGACAGCATCGACAAGGTCGAGATTGGCGTTGGCGAAAAAATCACAGCTTCGATCGACATCGCGAGTCGCGAGTACAACGGTCGATGGTACACGGACATCAAAGCGTGGAAAATTGAACAAGAAGCTGCGGCTCCAATAGCAAAAGAACGTAAGTTGGCGGCACCAGAGACAGCGGAACTGTCAGAGATCGATGATCTGCTTAATGATATGCCATTTTAGGAAAGCATTTGGTATCGGAGTATTGCTTTAACGGGTGCTCCGGAGTTGCTCTTGTGGCGAAATGGTAGACGCGGCGCCCTTAAAAAGCGCTGTCACGGGGACGTGCAGGTTCGACTCCTGCCGAGAGCATTTGGAGGTTGGGTGGGTGACAAGGCGCTGGCACTTGCAATGATCCATCAAGCAGTTAAAGAGATGAGGCATTGGAAGCCGCAATCCAAGAAACAAATACGTCAAAAGGAAAAACTTGGATGTCGCGATAACGAGCGGCTCCGGGTCGACGCGATAGTGTGGTTGGCTAGCGCACGGGCCGCTATATGGTTTGAGCGATGTGGCCTTGATCAGAGCCATGCGCTAGGTAAGATGGAGTGGGCAGGACACGCACAAGAGCTGTTGGATACTGGAAGCGTATTACTCGACTGCAAAAGAACTCGGGTGCTAGAGCTCGGGCTCGACGCGGTGTGGCCTATTAAATAGTCTAGGAGATGTATGGACAATAAAGAAACTATCCCCCAGCAGACGCCAGAACAGAAAAAAGAGTTGCAGGAGGTGGCGGGCCGCTGTGATAGTGCATCTAATAGGCTTGCGGAGCACGGCATCGTTTTCGGTGTCCACTATCAGTCCAACTCAGTGCAGGCTGACGGCTCCGTGGTTGACGGCCTGGCTATTAATCGCTCGTTGAGTGCTGAGCTGGCGCTTATGGAGATGATGGCCGACTGGTATGACGCCAAAAAAAGGGCGGTTGAATCCGGCGAGATGGGAAGATTTATGAGCGAGATACTGGAGTTTCAGGACGGATCAGCGAACTAATGGATCTTCATTTCGTGCTACTTGAGAAGTTTGTTGTCAAGCTGGCTAATATAGAGGTCATTTCCGACATCGAGGACGCAGAAGTGGTACGTCTCGCCGTCGCAGGGGAAAAAGGGCGTCGATCACGGGTATGGTTGCTGTCCGGCAATGCAATTACCCTAAAGATGACGCGCGATGAAGCGCTCGACGCAGTGTCGCAAGCGTGCGCTGCGATCGACACGCAACAAGCAAAAATTTTGCGTCCGGTGTAATTTACTTGTAATATTTTCGTATACTAAGGGGTTTCCATGACACAGTTGCCGTTCAATCCACGGACCATGACTGCAAAGAAGGCGCTTGCGGCATTGGTCGATCATCCGAACCTGACTGTCGCGGAATTGGCTGATTTGCTGGCTGAAGAAAGCAGACACACCAATCCTCGATCAAGCGTCAGAAAGGAACTAAACGCCAGGATTGAGGCGGCGGCTCCGTTAGATGATAAGCTTGAAGACGAACCATCCACACCAGAAGAGGAAATAGCTGATGAGCCCGACAAAAAAGACGAGTCGACCGATGCCGCGCCCGAAGCCGAAGCCGGGGCAGAGGTACTAGCAGTGCCCCCTGGTGGCATAGGGGAAGTTCTAGAATTCGGTGAAGACGTTACGGTCACGCTCCCAGACGGCACGGTACACGAGGGTCGCTTCAAGCGTTATGTCACTGGAATTGAAGCCACCCTCCGAGATCAACGTGATACCGTGGTTGTTTTGCTGGACGGCGACTGGGTAATAACGCCGAAGCCGCCAGAGCCCAAGGAAAACGACGAGGACGAAACTAGCTAGTGAAGGAAATCGATCGCCTGGTCGATGAAGTCCCACAGCTATCAAAGACCGAACAGAATCAAGTTCAGGCGCAAGCCTCTGCGCAGATCGCGGAGCGTGAGCACGCTGGCGTGTGGGGCGGTACGGTTAAGGCGCATACGGCGTACGCCCATCGCCCGCTCGAGTGGATAACGACGTATCTAAAGGTTCCGGCCGAAACGTTGCACTGGAGTCTTCACCCGTCATATGAAACGCATCGATGGGACGGCGACAAGGATCCGCTCCTAAGAATTCTTACAGCGTTGGCTGAGCATCGGGACGTGGGCGTGGAGAGTGCGACCGGAACGGGTAAAACCTTCTTGGCCGCGTGCGTCACGCTTTGGTTTCTGGCCTGCCACCATAACGCGATTGTCGCCCAGTGGGCGCCGACTGAGCGGCAGCTTCTTCTCAACATGTGGAAGGAAATCGGGGCTCTTTTTACTGAGTTCAGCAAGCATTTCCCGACCGCAGAGTTGTATACCGGAAAGCTGCGGATGCTACCGACTGATGCCGAGGGCAAGGAAAAGTGGGCAGCGACCGCGTTTGTATCGGGCGTCGGAGCAGACGAAGAAGCAGCGACAAAGGCGCAGGGCCTCCACGGCGAGCATATGCTTATCATTACGGAGGAGACGCCTGGTATCCCCAGGGCAATCATGGTCGCGATCGACCAAACCCGATCAGCCGACCACAACCTACACCTTGCGCTAGGTAACCCCGACCACCGGCACGATGAGCTTCACACGTTCTGTAAACGTGAAGACGTAGAGCATATCAGGATCAGCGCGCTCGACCATCCGAATATCGTGAGCGGCGTGCCGATTGTCCCAGGGGCGATTGGTAAAAACAGGCTTCAGAAGCGTATCATGAACCTCGGCGTTGGATCCAGGCTTTATCTCAGCAGGATTAGAGGCATTAGCCCGCCGGAAGCGAAAGACGCGCTTATCCACCATGTATGGTGCGAGGCAGCGGCAGAGCGGTTCAGGCTTGGCACCCCGGTAGGTCGAGAAGAAACGGAAGAGTGGGCGGCAACCAACACAGACGAGGAGGCACGCGGCGTTGATGTGGCAAACTCTGAGGCCGGAGACGAAGCGGCAATCGCGCGTGGCCCGGGACGAAGACTAACTGAGGTTGTGTCGTTTCCCTGTCCGGACGCAAACCAGTTGGGCGCGATCGTGGCACAGGAGATTGAGCGGGACAAGATCGATCCGCGGTATGTCGGTGTCGATCCTGTTGGTGTCGGAGCTGGTTGCGTAAACGAGCTCAAGCGGCTCGGCCACAAGGTTCGGCACTTGAGCGGAGCCCGTAAGGCGATTCCAGGTGTCGACACTGACGAACTGTGGTCTGAAACTAATATTGACTTCGAGGGCCGAGAGCGCCCGACCGGAGCGCGCGTTGTAGAAGCGGAGCGGTTCGCTGATCTGCGATCTCAGATGCATTGGCGGATGCGCGAGGATCTCCGAAAAGAGACCGTCGATCTGGTCCACGACGTAGAGTTGTTCAGCGACCTAACGACCCCTACGTTCAAGACGCTGAACGGTGTCATTAAGGTCGAGTCGAAAGAAGAGATCAAAAAGCGGCTAGGTCGCAGTCCAAACAAAGGCGATGCCGTGATTTACTGGAACTGGGTGCGCCGTCGAACGCCAGTCAGGGCTCCAAAGGCATCTGAAGAAGTAAACACATCTGATCGCGACCGCAGCCTTGAGAGGTTTTTGGTTCAACAAGCGAAGCGGCAGAAGAAAGAAAATCGTGAACTTATCCGCCGGCTAAAGAGACGGGCACGCAACAGCAAAAGGGATCGGCTATAATATATGAAATGGCCCTGGGTTTCTCGGCGGGCGTTTGATGCCGTATTAGATCAGAAAGATGCATTACTTGATCAGAACAGTACGTTGATCGAACACTTGTCGCGGAAGAGCCGGTTTGAGGCTGGAATGTCGGAGACGCCACGTCCGCCTCCAAAGATGCGCGAGCCAATGCCCGAGGTGCTCCGCGAGAACATCGCTGGGGGATCTGACTCGAGTATGCGCCGTATGCGGCGAACTGAGCTGGAGAGACGATACTCGCGGGGAGAGTCGTGGGACGTGATTGTCGATGATGTACTTGGCCCACTCGAAGAACATTCACCAACGGCGGAGCCTTATGCCGAGACGACGAAATAAAGGACGCTCCCGCGCTGTTCGGGAGGAGCGGTTCGAACGCTCACTGGACGTTATGAACTACGAAATGTCGATGAAGACAGCCGAGTCTATGGCAAAGTATCACGAGGCGTATGTAGAGCCGCTTGAAAAACGGTTGCGCACGGTCGAACTTTTTTTCGGCGTAGTTTTTGTGCGATGGT